CGCGGCGAAATAGAAGCCGATGATCTTTCTATGGTCTGGCCTGTTTTAATGGGTCATATCACCGAAGAACTAAATATAGAATGGTGTCAGCACAAGCATGGTTTAGAGATCGTAAACCGTCAGGCCGTGCTAACCAGCAAAAAACACAAGATAATGCGCTGCACGTTAGACGGCTCTGTGCCTAAATATCGTGGCAAGCAGGCCGTCATCGACGCAAAATTTACGATGGGCAGGCCTTTGGCTGGCGAGGAATGGCGCGATGTTATCCCGCGCCTTTGCAAGCACTATAGCCCTCAACTACATTGGAACGCCTATTTGCTGGAAGAAAATACCGGCAAAAAATGCCCTTATGGCCTACTGTCGATAATTAGGGCAGGCAATGAGCCAACCCTTCACGAAATAAAAATAGACCCACTTTATCAGGCTGAATTGATCGGCCTTGCAACCTATTTCATGGGCTGCGTCGAAATGGGTGTGCCGCCAACAGAATTGCCAATCAGCGAAGCGCCAGTTCCGCCAGAAGAAACTGTTCCTGTTTCTATGGAAGGTGATCCGCATTGGAAGCAATGGGCTGAGGTTTGGGCGCAGACAGTTGGCGCGGCTGATACTTGCAAAAAAGCTGAAGCAGCAATCAAGAAGATGGTTCCACGCCACGCTTCTGAGGCCGTCGGGCATGGGATCAAAGTGCGCGTCGCCAAAAACAAATCAAAACGCATAGAGGTAGTCAAATGAAAGAGATCGCAACAGCGTTGAGTAAGTTCCAGTCGCAAATGACTGGTTTAGAGAAAAATGCAAAAGGCAATCGCGGGTCTTATGCTGACATCGGCGAAGTTATTAGCACTGCAAAAGAAGCGACCAAGTTTGGGCTTTCATGGTGGCAAGGCATAGCAAAAGCCGATGGCGACCGCGTGTTGCGGACGATTGTTTACCATACCAGCGGCGAGCAATTGCCGGCGTCGGACTGGCCTTTGGACGTTGATGATTGGACAAACGCGCAAAAGGTCGGCTCTGCCTCAACCTATGCGCGGCGTTACGGTCTGAATGCTGCGCTAGGTTTAGCCGTCGGCGTGACGGACGATGACGGCTTTATAAATGGCGAATTACAAGACCAACCAAAAACAAAGCCAGCCAGAAGCGATGATGGGAATGCTCTCCACCCATCAGCCGCACCGGCTGGTCAGGCTGCTTCGCAAGGCGTTTCTCCCTCCACCGGCGAAGCAGCCGCCACCTTTAAGGCGCCCATCAAAAAAATGGAAGATGTAGGCAAAGAAAAAACCGCCGCCGAAATATATCTTGAAAATATGCAAGCAAAGATCAAAGCGGCTGGCAGTTACGACGAGGTGGTTCAGATCATAACAACCGCCGTCAACGCCGCTAAAAGTCTTGATGGCGTTGAGCAGATGTTTCGGTTTTTACAACCTTCAAGCGAGCAAATCATAAAGATTTTTGCCGCAAAAAAACTTGAATTAACGAAACAGCTTTCAAAGGAGCAAAGCGCATGAGTGAAGAACAAAAATTGGTGAAATACGGCGAGGATGAACTGACGATCAGCCTCAATGACGACTCCGCAAACAAACAAGAAGATTGGCATCGCGATTGGCGCGGCAAAGTCGTTGTCGGCGGGAAGCTTTATTACGTTGATCTGCGCGACAAAGATGTTGGCTGGAAAGCTGGAAAGCTAAAATTAGCACCCGCTGATAAGCAACCCGCAGCAAAGCCAGCCGCGCAGGCGGCAGCGCCCGCACAAGCCGCGCAGGCGGCAGCGCCCGCACCAACTACGCAAGCAAACGACGATGACGAAATCCCTTTCTAGCATTGCAGAAAGGCCAGAGCACCCCTTGCTAGTTGTGCCAAATGGCGAGGGGTGTTTGCTGGTTATCGGCACAAACCAAGCGCAGAAGACCATGACGCCGCATCAAATGTATGGGATGGGGCTTGAGTTTTTGCGGCGCGCAGGTGAGGCGATGCGTGAAAAAGAAAAGGAATAGCCGGCACATTAGTCGCGAGGCTAAGTGCGTCCAATGCGGGCGCATGGTGCTTTTAGATGATAGTGGCTGGCTAGTAAATGGAGCGAAAGAGTTTTTATGCGGGCGGGCTTGTTTTGACAAGCGCCGCAAGCCTATCAGATGGGAGGATTTGTAATGGAGCATTTTAAAATTGACGGCAAAGTTTCGACTAAAGCTTCACCAGAAAAATTTCAGATGGAAAAATTTTCAGTCAAAAGTGAAGCGTTAAATGAAGAACATTCACTGCTTATCGAAAGCGGGATTAAAATACCAAAGCCAAAAGGTTTTTGGGCGCAACAGGCGCGCCAAATGAACAACGGCGACAGCGTTCTTTTTAAAGATGAAAACGATGCAATATCTTTGAGGTATGCTTTGATTTACATAGGCGCGCGGCCAGTCAAACGCCTTATGAGGCACGAAAAAGGGTGGCGGGTTTGGCGTTTGGAAAAATAATCTGCCGCTATGTCGGCCATGATGAACTTTATGACTACCAACAAAAAGGCTGGAAAATTTCCAGCCTTATGCTTCACAGTCACCATTCGCGGCGCTGTTTAATTATGTCGAAACAGCTTGGACAATCTTCTCAATATCAGCCGGATGATGAGCCAGCGAAAGATCAGTGACGGTGTAATGCACCATCGCTGTTTGGCTTTTCTTACTATGACCCATCCGATATTTGCGGATGTTTTCTGGAACGCCGGCCAGCAATTGCTGCGTGTGATAAAATTTGCGGAATCCGCCAATGCCTTTAAACTCGACTTTCGCATGGCGGCAGATCGTTTCTAGCAGGCCTGACCAATGCTTTTGATCGCCCATGACGCCACTTGCGCTAGGGAAAACAAAATAGTCGCTGTCTGCTTGCAGTTTCCATTCGCGCAAGATGCGCATGGTTGTGCTATCTAACGGCAACTCGCGAACCCGATACGGCGTTTTTGTTTCGTCAACTAAGGCGCCCCGATAGCCGGTGCGCTTGACGTAAATTTTACCAGCTTTTAGATCAACGCAATCCCAAATCAGACCTTGCAGTTCATTTGCTGCCAAGCCGGTGAAAGCTGCGACATGGATCAGCGCTTTTGTGTAATGGCGTGTCGTTGCGGCAAGGATGCTTTTAACTTCATCAGCATGATAACCATCACGCGCGCCGTCATTGCCCTTTATGGCTTGCCTGTCGCCTTTGGTGCATGGATTGGTCTGCAATATGCCGCTATTGACAGCGTATTTGCAAATCATGCTCAACGTGTGAACGATCTCTCTTTGCGTCTTTGGCGCAATTTCGCGCACCCGCATATCTTGGATAAACAGATTAACATCAGCAACCGACAGGCGCGCCATCTGCTTGTCGCCTATGCGCGGCACAATATGAAGCCTGACATGGCGCTCATCGTTGCCATAGGTTTGCTGGCGCAAGCCGTTGCGCTTGCCAATAAGTTTTTGGCGCTCGCGTAAAGCCTGCGCAGCAACCGATTCAAGACTAATCTTTGATGCGCCAGCCCTGCCGCTAACCAGCATATCGCGTATCTGATCGCGTTTCTTTTTCCATGCTTGCGGGCAATTTTTGGTGATAGCTTTTTTAGACCGGCCTTGAAGGTCACGATAATAAATGACGCCGACCGTTTTGCCATGCTTAGTGGTAGTCAGCATTTCGCCGTCTGAAATTGTAATATCCATTATAATGCCCTCCTAGTCAGCTTGATAAATGTAGTTGGTGCCAGCGATCTCCGTTTCGCTGTAACTATGCTTCAACTCATGCGCGATTTGTTTGTAGTCAATGAAGCCAACAAGCGGCTCTGGAATTTCGCCATAATGCCCATCGTCAACAAACTGTTCAGCCAACTCATCAAACGTCATATCCTCATATATAATTATATGGTCATAATCGCTGGCGCTGGCATCGTTGCTAAACCAGCTTGACGCGATGCCCTCCTTGTGCGCCAAAGTTGCGCGAACCAACTCATAGTCAGACCAGCTATCAACCGCCTCAAAAAATGCCGGCAAGTTGGCCTGATTGACACCTACCGCAATCCCAAAAGCGATGTCGATACTGCGGCCATCTATCATTTGGATTTCGTATTCCTCGACAAGCCCGCCGAAGCTGTCGCGATTGGCAGAGTATTTTTTGTCATAATCTGCCATGTCGCTGAAGTAGAAGCCTTCTGCGTCAAGGCTGTAAGGCTGCGCATATAAAACAAGCTTTTCCATTATGCCCTCTCCAAAAAACAGTTATCAACAAAAGTGGCTATGGTTGCGCCCTCTGTTTTTATTTCGACTTTACAAAAGTCTTTTGAACCCTCGCCTAATGTCTTAAAAAAACAATCGGCAACAACCCCGACCTGACCATTATAAAAGTTATCAGCGTCTTTAATGCGAACCTTGTCTCTCCAAAAAAACATCATCTTTGCCCTCCAGCAATTTGTTTCCATATGAAGACAATATGCGCATATTTACTATTATGCAAGCATAAAAGCGCATTAAATGCGCATAAACCGAAGAAAACCTGACGGGATGGCGCTATGGATGGCGCTATGGGATAGGCCTAAAACGCAGAAAAGCCCCGCAAACCCGAAGGCTTGCGAGGCTAGAAACTGTTGATTTTGTTATGTTTTTGGTTGCGGGGGCAGGATTTGAACCTGCGACCTTCAGGTTATGAGCCTGACAAAAGTGGCGGTTTTCTGCGCTGTTTATTCGTTGGCGCTATGATGGCGCTATAGCCAATTTACTTTGCAACGC